GTCAATATTTTGACATGTCAATTTTTTGACAAGATTTTGGTTGACTTTTTTGATGTTCTCGTTTTGTTCTGGATAGACCGTCAAATTTTTGACACCCCCACCAAAAAAATCCTCGCATGTCGAAATATATAAAGAGGGGGTGCAACATATTTTTAAAAAATTAAGGGTGTTTAATCATTTGAGTGTGACATTTTTGCAACACTAAAAAGGGTACCTGGTAAAAATCATATCAGATGTGTCAAATTTTTGACAGTTTATGTGGGGAAAAACAGATGAAAATAAAAACCCAGGGTACCCATCGGGGCTATATAGTTATATACAGGCTGCGGGCTATGTAGATCTAAATAGATTTAAGAAGATTCTTAATAACTTTGATTATCTTTGATTATTTTTTATTACTTGTTATTCTCTTTTCATAACTTGTACAAGCTCTAATCATCTATATAGACTATTATAACATTCACTTGCATCTTTGTCAACACCTATGATATACTTTTTATTGTCACCAAGTACGATTTATCAAAGTACTGTGACATAAATGCAACACAAAGGAAAAATAATGTTTGAAGCATTAGTTTTAGTTTGTTTTATTGATCAAAGTTGTGTAGAATTACATAACAGTAAAGGTCTATATAGGACTGAACAAGCTTGTAAAGCCAGAATAATAGAAATGGTTTCAGATTTTGTATCAGATCCTGACACACCACCTGTAATAACTATTCAATACAAGTGTATAAAACAACAAGGACAACCAACATAGATGCTTGACACCCATAACACTGAACAATTACCAGATATTTCTGGTTTGTCATCCTACATGAACTTGCGAGATAAGCTGAATGCTTACAATAATCACAAGGCAAAGGAAGACTTCTTAACATTTGTGCAGATATTTGCACCTACGATTGTGTCAGACTTTAAAATGGGTAGGCATATTGAATTACTCTGCGAAAAACTACAGGGTGTCGTGGACGGAACTACCAAGAGACTGATGGTATTCCTACCACCTCGCTCATCTAAGTCTGTTGTTTGTAGTAAACTGTTTCCTGCATGGTACATTGGTAACTTTGCAAACCATGAGATCATGTCTGTGTCACACTCTGACCAGCTTGCCAGTGATTTTGGTAGAACTGTCCGTGATATTGTCAACACAGAGAAGTTCCAGAGGATCTTCAGGGGTGTGTCACTACGAAGTGACGTAAAAGCAGCAGGTAAATGGAAAACAAACAAGAATGGTTCTTATTATGCTGCAGGTGTACGAAGCCAGGTAGCAGGTCGTGGTGCGCATGTGGCCTTACTAGATGACGTAATGTCTGAAGAAGATTCATTTAGTGAGGCAGGTCGTAGGTATATCAAGGAATGGTATCCTGCAGGTCTACGTACACGTATTATGCCCAATGGTGCAATTATTATTGTGAATACAAGGTATCATTATGACGACTTGTGTGGTTGGTTATTAAAACAAGAATCACTTGTAGAGGAATCAAAGTACCCATGGGAAGTAATTAGCATACCTGCATGGCTTGACGAGACTGCTTCAGAGCTATTAGGGCTACCAGTAGGTACATCATACTTTCCAGAGTGGAAGCCTGACGAAGTTCTAAAGCTTGATGAGCAGGAAATACGAGCAACAAACGGTGCAAGGTACTGGAACTCCCTGTATATGCAAGACCCTTCACCAGATGACGGTGGTATTCTAAAGAAGCGTTGGTTCCAGTGGTGGGATTATGACGAACCACCACCATGTGACTTTATTATCCAGACATATGATACAGCCTTTAGTACCCGAAGGACTGCCGACTATAGCGTTATACAGACTTGGGGTATCTTTAGCCAGTTTGAAAAAGATGACTATGGTGGTGAAACCATAACGTCTAACCTAATCCTATTAGGCAACGTCCGGGGCAGGTTTGAATATCCAGAACTGCGTAGACTAGCCCAAGACCTATTCCAAGATTACAGACCTGACGTATGTATCATAGAAAAGAAAGCTTCTGGTCAGTCACTCATACAGGATATGAGAAGGGCTGGCTTGCCTGTACTGGATTATCTACCTGATCGTGACAAGGTAGCACGTGTGTACGCTTCAACACCCATGATGGAATCAGGACGTGTATGGTTCCCAAAGGATAAACAATTTGCAGATGATTTATTTGAGGAGTGTATGTCATTCCCGAATGGCGCACACGATGACCAAGTTGACTGCATGACCATGGCTATTCATTACATGAAGGATAGCTGGAACCTTATACATCCAGAAGACCCTGATTGGGAAGACGATGTGAATTATCGTAGACAAAAGAGGGTTGCGTACTGGCGAACTTAATAGTATAATATAAAAATTGATCACATAACTAATTTACGAAGGACACGTAAAGAATGGCGACTGAAAGAAATCCATATGAGGTAGACGTTCCAGTAAGCAATGTCATTGCACTGGACGTTGAACGAGATAAATCCGATAATGTAAGTATCGAACTAGATCCAGAGACTGGTGAAGTAGAAGTAGACTTTGGCCCTGTAGAAATTGAAATAGATGAAGATGGCATTGCTGTCATGGAAAAGGGTGGCTTCTATGAAAATCTAGTAGAAGCTATGGACGAAGACGAACTTATAGACATTGGTAACGAAGTCTACGATAAATACGAAGCCGACAGAGATTCTCGTGCAGAATGGGAATCAATGTTTGAAAGAGGCTTCGATCTACTTGGTCTGAAGCTAGACGAAACTACAGAACCATTTGAGGGTGCAGCAACTGCAGTTCATCCTTTGCTTATCGAATCAGCCGTGAAGTTCCAGTCACGTGCTTCCCAAGAATTATTCCCAGCAGCTGGTCCTGTCAAGACACAGGTATTAGGTGACGCTACAGAAGAAAAACAGCGTCAGGCTTCTCGTGTTCAAAACTTTATGAACTACCAGTTGACTGAACAGATGCCAGAATACTTTGACGAATTTGAGAGGATGTTGTTCCATCTTCCATTGATAGGTTCTGCGTTTAAGAAAATCTACTATGACGCAGCAGAAGAACGCCCTGTTAGTGAGTTTGTTCCCATAGATCAATTCTACGTGTCCTACTATGCCACAGACTTACGCAGGGCTGACAGGTATACCCATGTAATCTATCGCAGTCCACATGAACTGTATCGACAGATTGAAGCAGGTATGTATGCAGAAATAGATCTACCCAATGCAAAACAGCCTGAACAATCAGCATTAACAGAAAAGATGGATACAGTCCTTGGTCTATCACCTTCTGGCGATGACGATCCACAGTATGTATTGCTTGAACAGCATTGCTATCTGGACATCGAAGATCATGGATATGCCTGTCCCTATATTGTAACAATCGAAGAACAATCTAAAAAGGTTCTGTCTATTCGCCGTAACTGGAACGAAGACGACAAAGCAAAGAAAAAGAAAATGTTCTTCACACACTATCGCTTTGTACCGGGCTTTGGTTTTTATGGCCTTGGCCTAATTCACTTCCTTGGTAACCTTACCATGTCTGCGACTGCAGCATTGCGTAACCTTATTGATGCTGGTCAGTTCGCCAACCTGCCAGGTGGCTTCAAGGCAAAAGGTGTACGTATTGTAGGTGACAACGATCCTGTAGCTCCCGGCGAGTTTAAGGAAGTTGAAGCAACTGGCATGGATCTAACCAAGTCGATTGTGCCTTTGCCGTACAAAGAACCGTCTGCCACACTCTTTAACATGCTACAGTTTATCTCTGCAGCTGGTCAGAAGTTTGCCGACACAACTGAACAAGTTATTAATGATGCATCAAGCTATGGCCCAGTGGGTACAACCATGGCACTTCTTGAAGCATCTAGCAAGTTCTTTAGTGCTATTCACAAGAGATTGCATAAGTCACAGAAAGACGAATTTAAGATTCTGGCACGGCTGAACTACGAGTTTCTGCCAAATAAGTACCCCTACGATGTCCCAGGAATTACAGAGAATGTCTTTAGACGTGACTTCGATGGGCGTGTGGACGTAATCCCTGTCAGTGATCCTAACATCCCTTCATCAGCCCATCGTTTAATGATGACCCAAATGGCTATGCAGTTGGCACAGACTGCACCACCGGGTATGTTCAACATGGAAGAACTAAACCGTACATTGTTGAGTGCGGCAAACATTCCTAACATTGACAGAATACTTCCAAGTAAACTAGCGGCTCAACCTCTTGATCCTGTATCGGACATTGAGGCGGCTGTTAAGGGTCTACCTATCAAAGCCTTTGCAGGTCAGAACCATGACGCACACATTCAGATCAAGACTATGTACATGCAAGATCCAATGAATGGTGCAAACCCAATGATGCAACGTATTGTACCAGTTCTTCAGGCAAACATTCAAGAACACATGGTCATGAAGTACGAAGAACAAGTCAATGGTGTCACACGTCAGATGATGGCTGAAGCTCCTCCAGGTGATCCTAATGCTCAAAACCCACAAGTTATTGAGATGGTCATGGCGCAAGCGGCTCAACAAGTTATGCAAGCAAACATGGCTGCGGCACAAGGTGGACCTACACCTGAACAAGCTATGGTTCAGATGGAAGGTAAGCGTCTTGAAATTGAACAACAGAAAGTACAAGCACAACTTGCTAAAGAATCTGTTGAAGGTGCATTGAAGCAACGTGATCTGGATCTAAAAGAGCAGAAGCTGGCTCTTGATGCATACAAGTTTGGTGCAGAGAATACTCTGAAAGCTGACGAAAAAGAAGCAGATCGTAACAACAAACGTGCTATCGAAGCTTTGAAAATGATTTCTGATTTGATCAAGACACAAGAAAACCTTGACCAACAAGAAGCCATGAAAGCGGCTGACATTCTTTCAAAGATGTTAATTGAAGGGAGCAAGCAAAGTGGCACTTAGTAAACTTATCAAGGAAATTGTAAAGAGCAGTGCAAAGAAAGCCGCACCTAAAGCAGCAACACCTACTGTACAAGGTGACTTGTTTGAAGCAATGGCGAAGTCACCTGAAGCAGCTCAAAAAGAACTCAAGCGTATTATGTATACTAACCAAGAACGTACAGGTACAATCGGTGGTGAGTTTCGTCCAATTGAAGGATTTGACCCTGAACTAAAGCGTCCTATTGTTGGTGACGACATTTCAAATATGAATAGTCCTTATATTGAAATTGAATCTCCACCAGGTGCTTTGCTTCGTAGAGAAGCCAAGATGATGGTAGACCCTGAACTCTCTGCAGAACTTCCTGTAGGTAATCCCGTCAAAGGTGCTAAAACTGTTATGACAAATCTCATTGATAGTAAAGGTCAATGGAAATGGATAAAAGCACCAGAAGGTTATGAAGATAATACATTTCTTGTAGCAATGAAAAGTAGTAATAAAGATTTTACTCCTACAGGGGCAGACCATGCCTACACTTTAAAAACAATTTATGAAAAGGGTGGCAAGATGGCTACCTATGATACTCGTGCTAAAGCTTTTAGAGATAAGTCTATTCAAGAAAGCGAGGCTATGTTAGAAGAAGCTCTTGCTCGTTTGGATAACCCAAAATTAAAATCAAAAGCACGAAGAGATTTAAGGGGTGACAATCCTCGTGGTAAGCCTACAACAACTGGTATTCCAGAGTTTGGACCAGTTGTAGGTACAATTAAAACTGCAAAGAAAGAACACCCTGTATACGAATACGTTATTATGAGAGCAGAAGGTGGTTCTGTTGGTCGTGTAGAACGTAACCCTTACGGTAGTAATTACCAGAAACTAATCTAATGATTTACGAAGAAATTTATAAAATGCTGGTGAAAGAAATTGAATCAGTAAAAATAACGCTTGCATCTGGCGGTGCTTCAGATTATCATAGCTATACAAATCTAGTTGGGCGTATTCAAGGACTTGAGTATGCCTTAGTGGAAATCAAAAGTATAGTCAATAAAATGATATACGAAGACGATGAGGAGTAACAATGCAAGCAGTAGCAATGGATAAAGCAATGTTGAATGACGAATGGATCACAAACGGTGAAGCACCTGATCCCGAAGTTCTTCCACATATCCCTGGTTATCACCTTCTGGTGCGGCCTGTATCTATTAAGAAAGCAACAAAGGGTGGAATCATTCTACCTGATTCAACAGTCAATGACATT